GATATAACGGGGTATAATAACTCGGCTGAGACTTAGGAGAGCCACGCTGGCCGTTATCGTATCCTCTTAAAGTATCTTCTATTATCTGATAGCGACCCGAAGCTTCTGATAATTGAAGATGATCTATCGATTCTTGCCAATCAAGAAGTTCTCCAATAGTCAATTGCGTAATAGGTTTATAAGGATAATCTGATTGACTTATAAGACCTGATACTTGGTCATATCCGCGAGGAGCTTCTTTGCTTCCAATAAAATCAAGAAGAGGTGTAATTGCGTTTTGTGTTGCAGAAGAAATAGGTGTAGTTGGAATTGCGCCGGTTCCGTTATATGTGCCACCGCCGCCTTGACCACCACCTTCCCCAGAATGGTCTTTTGAAGAATAACCCGATGAACCCATAGAACCTTCGTCCTGTGGAGGATTAATAGAAGTAGATTTTGATACAGGCTCTGGTGCTTGTACTGAAGCAGCGTCAATAGATCCTTCTGCTTCAAAAGCACTTCCTGGAGCTACTGCTTCGCTATTAGCCATACTAACATTATCATCAATATTAACTGTAGTTCCACTAATATGCAGTAATCCATTAGATCCTACGTATAATAGGCCACTCTTTAAATTAAAATCTCCGGTTGATTGCATGTTTATAGCTTCACCGAAAATATCAATGCTAGAAGTTCCTTTTAAGAAAGTAGAATTTCCTTTCATGTGTAGCTCATCAGTGCCTTCAATATAAACTTTTTCACTCTTAAAGTAAATACCTTCTCCAGATTGAATTTGTATTTCTTTACCAGATTTAAAAGAGAAAGTACCAACATTAGCTTCTAATTTAACATCAGCACCGCGCACCTGCACTTGCTCACCAGCGTTAATAGTAGATTGCCCACCAACAGAAAGCATATGATTGCCGTGTACGAGTGTTTGCAAATCGCCTTCAATTTCTTCAATCTTATTACCTTTGACGTATACATAACTATTACCGTTAATTGTAACAGTGCTCATTCCGCCTACATATACGTGTTGTTTTCTATCATTGATTTCAAATTTGTCTGAGACAGATTTATGAGTAGTAGTTCCTCTATTGTCGATTTGAACATAGGAACCAGATCCGTGCATAATCATAATTCTTTCAGCGCCGGGTGAATCGTCTATTTCGATTGTATGACACGATGTCTGAATAACTCTATTGTGTGGGTATTCTGCGTTATATGCCGGAACAGGTTCTGCCCAAGTTGTTTCAGAACCACCAACTTTGATATTTGATATTCTTCCCATTTCCTGAGAAAATACAGCAGTTTCATGTATGTCTTCTCCACGAGCTAAACGTGAATTTGCTGGTTGTCCATAATTTTCTGGTTCATTTCCAAGAGCAAGTCTTTCGCCATAAGGTCCAGCTGGAATACGACCCCACCCACGCTCAGATGGCGTCTGGGTTGTTAAATTCTGGGTTGGTATTAAACCGAGTATCATTGGTTGTTGCGCATCTCTACCATCTAAGAAAAAGCCAAATACCCAAGAGTCGACCGAAGGTAAACCCCAACCAGGTTTTCCGTTAGGATCGTAATCGCCTTTTATGCATATAGCCCAAGGAAGATTTTCTGTTAAAATTTCTGTATTTGTTCCATGTATACCAAACGCACGCACTTGAACGCGTTGTTCTTTACGAGGATCGTTGTTATTCTCTACAACACCTACAAAGAATAACGGATTTTTAATTCCTACACCATGTTCAAACATTTGCAGTACCTCTACTCCAGTCAAATTTCACTAATTGCATACTTGTATTTAATATTCCGTTTTCGCAAATATGATTTACGTTTTTAATTAAATACCTGCCAGCTAACATATCGTTTATTTCTTCTCCGTTAGTAGCATTTAAACTTTTAATATTTAAATTTACTATTTTTCCGGGTCTTAAATCTATTCTACCTTTTAAACCAACAGCAAGAATAGTGTTATTCATGTGGTGATAATAAGAAACTCTATTTGCTGCTATTTCCGAAAAGTGTCTATCGGTAGATAAAGAAGTTGGAATATCTCCGTTACTAGTGTAGTCTCTAAAAATCATAAACTGTCTAGCGTTTTCTTCAGTAAAAGTATCGTTACGAAAACTTTCTGTATGCGGGTTATCATTAAGATTTCTAGGATTTCCAGACATGTCAATATATCTAGCATCTTTAGAATAATCAAAATCTAGTTTGTTTACATTTTTTCTAATAAAATCAATCTCTATAACTCTATTCTTATAGGCGCCAGAATATATGTCAGACGCAGTGTCTGTACCATTTGCAATAATTTGGAGACTTTCAATTCTGTTAATTTGATCTTCTGGATTTCTTGGATCTACTGAAGATGCGGGAGCGTAGAACAAATTAATTACTTCGTTTTCACTAATATCTTTAATGAAATATTCGTCAGTACAAAAATAGAAATTTTCGAGAGTTTCGAAAAATCTAAAAGATTGTGATGGTGTTTCTGAACCAGCGTACGCTCTGCTTGCAAGAAAAAACATACTTTCGCTTGGAGTAAGTCTTGGAATAATAAGACCGGACATTCCAGCAGTTGGTTGAATAAAGAAATTTCTGTCAGGTTCTGAAATAATAGGATGACGGCCAGTTGCAAACGGCAATGTTTTACGCTTATCATCTATATCTAAATAGTCAACTCTATCGAGTCTTCCAAAATATGTATCAAATATTTCCTTAGCTATACCACCAATCGACGATTTAAAGAATTTAGAAATTCTTCTTTTGCTTGCATTAAAAGTAACAGCAGACACGAAATGTAATGTAAACAAAACACCGTTAGTACTTTCAGAAGGAACCATATCAGTAATTTTATACGTGTTAACATTCAAATTTATAACTGTATTTAAATCGTAACCAACTATTTTTAATTGAATAGTTTCTTCAGATCTAAGAGGAAAATTTTCAAAAAGTCCAACAGTATCTAAAAGTGTAATACTTCCGTTGTAGCTGACGTTATCCATTGATTGGCTTATTTCAAAGGCAACTATGCTAGCAGTAATATCAGCAGTCTTAGATCCATCGTAAGATCTAAGAATTGCTTCTTCAATATCGCAACCAGACGGATCGAAATCTTGCTCAGACATTATTAGATCTTATCTTTCTTCTAAATTCATCGTTAATTTGTGGTAAGAAACTTTTATCAATAAGGAATATTTCTTTCTTGTTATTATTCAGTGCAGATTCTTGATCGTATATTCTCCACGCAATCCATTCCTCTGGGATAATACGTTTAACAATAATCTTTCTACCTTGCTCAGTTCTCAAAATAATGCGATCTTCTTTGCGAAGATAAATTGTACGAAAAGATTCTGGTGCAAGTTTAACAATATCTACTGCCATTTAATTAAACCTCTCTATAATAGTAAATAATATTTTCGCCGTTGTCATCTCTCGTCCAATCTAACACATCTTCGCCAACCTTGCCAGATTTATCTCCGTATTTTTCAATTAAATACGCGTTAAAATCATTTTCAGCCATTGGCCATTGGTGATATGGATCAATGATGTTATTTGAAACATAAACAAGCCAAGTGTAATCAGTAGAACCATAATAGAAGTTAGCAACATCTTCTGGTCTTTGACCTTCTTTAACTGTGTATGGCAAATACAAAAGTGGATTAGTAGAAACTACTTTAGTAAACTGATTTCTACGAGTAATGTCACGAACCTTTTGGCCTTCGTAAGTTATAGTTGGAAAATTTTCAAAATATCTAGACATTATTGTTGATTTCCTGTCTGTGTTGTAGTTCGTACTAATGATACAGGTGCCATCACATCATTTCCAACAGCGCCATAATCGTGGGCAGTTTCAATTTCTAGTTCTGAAAGTTGCATTGAAATATTTACACCAGCTGGTTTGCCGCCCTTCATAATTGACAAAGTCCCGCCTGCACCGTAATCAACTCCAAAACTTGTTACCATAGAAGTTTTAAATTTCATATAATATTCTCTGTTTACTCCAATGAGATACATATCAACCGTTGAAGGGTAACGAAGAAAGGCTTTAGAAATAGTACCAAGTGATACTGTTTCAGGAAGAGAATTTCTTTTAATTACGTTTACAATTTCTCTAATTCTTTCCGAGTCTGCCATATTACTTGGAAACAAATCCCAATTAAACTGGTGTGTTCTAAGATTTACGCCTTCGAATGCCATAGTTTCTCTTGGGTTAATAGCTTGGCCGGTTGCGGTATTAATAGATTTTTGAATATCTCCAGGAAGAGATTTCCTTAGTAAGTACTGAGCCGCAGAAGCAACATCAGCTACACTCGCTCCTAAAGCTTTTTTAAGCATCGCGTTTAAACTGCCATTGGTCGAGTCAGTTAACATAGAAGACATTCCTGCTCCCATGCTTTGTATAATTCCTGGTATATCTGAAACAGTAGAACCAGACCCACCTTCTAAATATCCATTTATTCTTTGCGCAATTTGTTCGGTTAAAATATCTCTTTCAAAGCCATTCATTCTTAAGCTGGTATTATCTACTAATTGTTTTGGAAAAGGTAATTCTATAGAACTTGCAGATCTCAAGCCTAACCCGCTAGATCTGCCTGTACTATCTCGTGCGGCTCTAAGTAAACTATTAAAAGATCCGGTAGCACCATCTTGTCCATACCCGTCATAGCTGTATCTTTTAAATACTAAAAGAATACTATGCGGAAAAGGCTTGTCAGGAAATCTAAGTTGAGATATAGAATTGCCATATTCTTGATCTCTATACTTAACTTCAGGTCTACTTGGTGATATGCCTGCCATTTATCTTTTGCCTTTTTTCTTATAAATAGTTCAATACATTTCTATTTATACCAAATTATGAGGTTAAGAGTGGCGCACAAGGGCAGGTTTAAACCAAAAAACCCAAGCAAATACAGAGGTGATCCTACTAAAATTATTTATCGTTCTTCATGGGAGTTTAAATTTTTTAGATACGTAGATGAACATCCAGATGTTTTATGGTGGGCAAGTGAAGAGTACGTGGTACCTTACTTATCACCTATTGACGGAAAGCGCCACAGATATTATCCTGATGTTGTTGTACACAGAAAAAATAACGATGGGACACAAAAGACTTTAATGATAGAAATTAAACCAGCATCGCAAGTAAGACCACCTGATATGAGCAAAAGAAATGATACAAAAACCGGAAGAGTTTCAAGAAGGTTTTTAAATGAGGTTAAAACATACGGCGTTAATGACGCTAAATGGAAAGCAGCTAGAATTTGGTGTGCGCAAAGAGGATGGGACTTTCTAATTTACACAGAACACGAGCTTGGGATAAAATAAATGGCAGCTAAAGTTTTTGATGATATTCTTCTTAAAGGTATTAGAGCCGGACAAATTCCTGCTCGCACGCAAGAAGCAAGAAATTGGTACCGTAATCAGGCCAAAGGCGTCCGCTTGGCTGACGTTAAAGATTCTAAACTTATAAAAGAAATGGGCTCTGATCGTTATGAAAGTAGATTTAGATTAGGACACATGTATATGTTTGTGTACGATCCTAAACATAAAGCTACACTACCATACTATGATAGGTTTCCGCTAATATTTCCAATAAATAAGGCTAAAGGTGGGTTCCTTGGTCTAAACATGCATTATCTTCCACCAATACTTAGAGCAAAACTTATGGACGCATTGTATGACACCGCTAGTAATAAAACATTTGATGAAAATACAAAATTGAAATTATCATTTGATATATTAAATAACGCTTCTAAGTTTAGAGAATTTAAACCCACACTTAAACACTATTTGGCAGATCACGTAAGATCTAAACTTGTCTATGTTAATCCAGCAGAATGGGATATTGCTTTGTTCTTACCATCTCCACAATTCGTTGGTGCCAATAAAACACAAGTATATAATGATTCTAGAAAAATCATAAGAGGAAGATAATGTCATTTAGGGTATCAGAATTTAAAGCTCAGATGGATTGGTTTGGCGGCCCAGCTAAATCTTCCTTATTTGAAGTTCAAATATTAAATTTAAAAGGATCTAGGTCTAGAGCAAATTCGCGAGATCTTACATTCTTTTGCAAAAACGTAACAATGCCTGGAATGGTATTTAATTCAACAACGTATGAATCTCCTGGGCAGATGAGAAAAGTATTTCCAATGACTTGGACACCAGAACCAGTACAAGCTATTTTTATGCTCGACTCAGATAGCCAGGTTCTTACGTTTTTCCATTCTTGGGCGCAGCATATAGTAAACTATAGCACGGCAGCTGGTCCTTTTTCAGAAGTAGATGGAAGACTTCCATTTGAATTAGGATATAAAGACGAATATTCGTGTACAGTAGTAATCAGACATTACTCTGTAAATTATGAAAAGACTGGACAATATTATGAAGTTATTTTAGATGGTGCTTTTCCGTTACAAATGGGTGATATTGATTTAGCTTGGGAAAACACTGATCAAATCGTTGTTCTACCAGTAAGCTTCCAATATGATAGAATACAATTTAGCGGTGAAAGATACGGCAACGCCCAAGCAGCAAACGGCAGAGGAAACGGAATTCTTGGTCTCATTAACTCTATAGGAAATTTTGGGCAGTTAATTGGTCAAAATCTGGTTCCTAGATCAGTTCAGGATGCAGTGAATAGATATACAAAAGTAACAAATGTTTTCGATAATATATCATAAACATTACATTAGATAATTAGGAGAAACTAAATTATGGCGCTACCAAAGATTGATTTGCCTATTTTTGAAATGAATTTGCCGTCTAACGGTGAAAAAGTTCAATACAGACCATTCACTGTTAAAGAAGAAAAAATTCTTTTAGTTGCTCAAGAATCAAAAGATGGCGCTCAAGAAATCATAGCTTCTAAGCAAATAGTAAATAATTGCCTGATTGGCAAAGACGTTTCCGAATTAGCGATGTTTGATTTAGAATACGTGTTATTAGTCTTAAGATCTAAGTCAGTAGATAATACTATTACTTTCGCAATTAAAGATCCCGATACAGAAGAAAGTATTAAACTTGAACTTGATATTGAAAACATCAGAGTTACGAAAGATGAAAACCACACGAATGAAATAAAAATAAGTGAAGATTATATTCTTTATTTAAAATATCCAACTATTAATGAATTTATTAAAATAAGCGAATTAGATCCTAAAGATCCTCTAGTAAATTATTTCATGATGATTTCTTGTTTAGATAAAGTTGCTTCTGCAGATGAAGTTTATAATTTTAAAGACTATTCTCCAGAAGAAATTGATACCTTCATGGAAGACTTGACTGGAAGCGTTATAAAAGGTATTCAAACGTTTTTTGAAACTATGCCAAAGTTAAGACACGAAATGAAATACAAAAAAAAAAACGGGGTTGATAAAACATTTGTTATA